GTGAACGATTATATCGAGGGCGTGCTGAATGGCACCGTGATTGCCGGGGAACTGATTCGGCTCGCGGTGAAGCGCCACCTACTCGATCTGCAGAATGGAAAAAAGCGTGGGCTGTACTTCGATGAGCAGAAGGCCAGTGATGCGATCGAGTTCTTTTCCTACCTGAAACACTCCAAGGGCGAATGGGCGGGGCAGTCCTTCAAGCTGGAGCCGTGGCAGCAATTCATCGTCTGGGCTATCTTCGGATGGGTGAAGAAGGACGGCCTGAGAAGATTCAAAAGCGCCTACCTGGAAGTGCCACGAAAAAACGGCAAGAGCACGCTCGGTGCAGGAGTCGGCCTCAAGCTGGCCTTCGCCGACAATGAGCCGGGAGCAGAAGTCTTCAGCGCCGCCACGAAGAAGGATCAGGCCATCATCGTGCACGGAGAAGCAACGCGCATGGTCAAGGCCTCGCCGGATCTCGCCGACATCATCCAGGTCTACAAGAACAGTCTCTCCCGACCAGAAAAGGCACAGAAATATGAACCGCTGGGGGCTGACGAAGACACCCTCGACGGATTAAACGTCCATGCCGCCATAGTCGACGAGCTGCACGCGCACAAGACTCGCGGGGTCTACGATCTCATGGAGACCGGAACCAGCGCACGCCGGCAGCCGCTGACGTTCGCCATCACCACGGCCGGGACCGATCAGACCGACGCCTCCATCTGCTGGGAGCAGCATGTCTATGTCGAGCAAATCCTCCGCGAGGTGATTCAGGACGATACCTATTTCGGCTTCATCTGCGCAATGGATGAGGGCGACGACTGGCAGAACGAGCGCAACTGGTACAAGGCCAACCCGAATCTCGGAGTGAGTAAAAAACTTGACTACATGCGCGACCAGGCCCAGAAGGCCGCGAACATGCCGTCGAAGTTGAACACTTTTCTGCAGCTCGATCTCAACAAGTGGACGCAGCAGGTCACACGATGGATTGACCTTGGGCTGTGGGATACGAACGCCGGCGCACCGATCGTTGAGACTGAGTTCAAGGGGCGGCCATGCTATGCCGGGCTCGACCTCTCATCCGTGTCAGACCTCACGGCGTTCATCTTGTTGTTCCCAGATGCCGCGACCGGCGTGGCCTCGGTCCTCTGCCGATTTTGGTGCCCAGAATCACGGCTGACCGATGAGCATAACCGTTACCGGGATCAGTACCAGGCCTGGGAGCGAGAGGGCTGGATCACTGCCACACCGGGGAACGCGATCGACTATGAGGCGGTGAAGGCTCAGGTGCTGCAGGACGCGCAGACGTTTCAGATGCAGGAACTCGCGGTCGACCGTCTCTTCCAGGGCTATCAGATGTCCATGCAGCTCGCCGAAGAAGGCCTCACGGTCGCGGCCTGCGGGATGGGCTTCATGTCGATGGCCGGGCCCACCGCAGAACTCGAACGGCGGCTGCTGTCCAAAGGGTTACGGCATGGGGGCAACCCAGTGCTTCGATGGATGGCGAATAACGTCGCCGTGAAACAGGATCCGGCCGGAAATAAGAAACCGGACAAGGCGCAGTCACAAGGGAAGATCGACGGAATTGTCGCGCTGCTGCTGGCGCTTGATCGGGATATGCGACACGAAACCATCAAGTCGATCTATGAAGAACGCGGCCTGACGACCCTCGGAGAAGGAAACCATGTCCTTATCACCACGTAAGGGAGGCGCAATGTACGACACCGCTCTACTGTTGCAGAAGCCCAATCTCCGTATCGATGAAGCCGCCGCACTGCTCGGCGTGCACCACAACACCATCCGCCGCTGGATCGATGAAGGAAAGCTGACCGGAGTGCGAATGGCTGACGGCCATCGACGGGTGGCTACCGCGTCGATTCTTGAATTTTTGTAGCTGGAAGTGCGTTTTGGGTTGATTCCTATCCAGACCTTCTCTATCCTGCCCGCCATTTTTGAAGAATTTCCTATCATCGCGAATAATTTGAATGTTTGGGCAGATTTCAACTAGACATTCATGGAAATCGGGCGTAGCGTGAATACTATATATGGTTGTTCCAAAAACGGACGGCCCTAGAACTCATCTGCGGGGATGAAGTCCAGGGCCGCCATTACCAGGGATGGTACTACGATGAGAAGACCATAACCGCCCCTAGAAAGGGCGACCCGGCACGAAAGTCCGGCAACCTCGATAGGCAGTGGGGCGCTTAGCTTGGCAGCGGTTGCCCCTCTGTCTTGAAAGGGTCTGCAGTATAGTGGGCCCTTTCATGACTTTCAACGGGTATCACTTGAGCCCGGCAATTCCGTCGTACTCAAGCATACCAAATACTATCTGGAGACATGAAAATGGCAAACAAAGATTCGAAAACCACGCTGCGCGGACGAGATTCTGGAGACGGTCGATTCATTCCCGTGAAGGAAGCTCGAGAGAATCCGAAGACTTCAACAGTCGAACGGGTTCCGAAACCTGGCTACGGTGATACTAAGTAGTCGGCTCTAAACCCGTTAGGGTTTGCGGGACGGAGGTCGAGAGGCTTCCGTCCCGTTTTTATTTCCGCTTCTCCGCATACTTCTTCAGCAGGTCCCGCGCCGCCTCTTCCAGTATCTCGTTGACGTACCTATCCTGATCAAGGGCCAGGTGCTGGATCTCCAACATCAGCTCCCGATTCAAACTCAACCCAAAGGTCTTCCTCGGCTTTTCTGCCTTGTCCTGACGTTTCATCATGCACCTCGGGCGGCATTCTGACTGCGGCTGAATGCCTAGTCAACAATATGTCTTGACATATAGGAATATAGAGATATAGATTGTGTCCGAAAGGTAGGGCATACCGTATGGCCATGGTCAAACTTCTGATTCAAATTCCCCACGCGATCAAAGCCAAGCTCGATGCGTTGCGACAACAAGGCACGACTTCCAGCGGGTTCATTCGTAGCCTGTTGGAGCGCGAGTTTCAGGAGCGGGACGAAAAGACGCGCTCGAAACGATGAGGCACCTGAGACCGGTGCGAGCGTTGTAGAACCTGGAGGCTAGAGAATGGGTCGCTTAGACGTGCCCAAATACTTTCGCGTATCTGGCAGATTCTGGTTCGATGAACGGGCTGCGAAATGGCCGGACGATCTGAAGCTCTTTGCCTTATACATCCTGACAAACCAGCATCGCACCATGGAGGGCATTTTCGTCCTGCCAATTCCCTACATGGCCGCCGATCTCCGCTGGCCGACCAAGAAAATCGACCACATGATGGCGGCGCTCAGAGACGAGGAATTCATCTCCTACGACTTGGACACCAGCACCATCCTCATTCGGAATGCGCTCAAATATCAGAGCCCGGAGAACCCCAACCAATCCGAAGCATGCCTTCGCCGCATCAAAGAGCTACCCAAGTCATCGATTGTTACAGAGTTTCAAGCGATGGCCCGGAAACACTGTTACCGAAAAGGGGCGTCTGCCTCGGCGCAAGCGTTCGCGCAACTGTTAGACAAACTGTTGCTCGAACACTTCCACGAACAGTTGTACCCAGCAGGGAGCACTCTTAATCTTGAATCTTCATCTTCACCTGAACCTAAAACTAAATCTTCATCTTCACCTCCTCTGAGCTCCGGAGTGTCTCTACGGGAAATGCGTGAGGAACGGTTGGCCCCCCACCTCAGGGCAACTGAGGATGTCTCTTCTGTTCGTCAACTTTCGGAAGAATATTTTGGGAAGACCCTACAGGAGGCCGCTGATGGGTAACCAACTGTGCCGCGATTCAGCCACCGCTAAACCGCAGAAAATGATCAAAGAATAATCGAAACGGAGGATCTTTATGACAACCGCACTGTTCGGCACAGATTCCATCAACACAATTTCTCAAATTTTCGATGAACTGAGCCATGTGAAAAGCGCTTTGGAAAGTGTCATGGATCGCTTAACGGACGAGGAATATCAGGGGCGGGATTACGCAGCGAAGCGAGTCATGGAGGATGGCCGTGTTATGGCAATTGTTTTAAAGCGATTCGCAGAGCTTATCGACGTAGGTTGGGAGATCCACCGAGCTACAAAGATTGACGATTCGCCTACGTCGTTCGATTCAAGCGCGAGGATATTCCTGAAGTCGCCCCAACAGCGTAGCGCTGCTCTTTCCAGTTCTCATGCAGGGAAGGAGGCCCGCGGATGACATTGCTAACGCCCTCGGAAACAGCCCAGTTTCTCAGGGTCTCGGCGCGCACCTTGCGACGTCTTCCGGTGCCGCGCGCGAAAATCGGGGGCCAGCTGCGGTATGATCTCGCCGATCTAGAGGCCTGGGTGCGGAAGCAGAAGCAGGGCATGATTCTCGATGTGACGCCCGCGACCCCACTGACCAGTCTTCCTACACCTGCCTTGATACCTGCCGCATCACCTCGACCAGTGAAACATCGGAACCCTCTTTTTGCAATCGGAGGTAGGCGGCCCACATGAAAACCACCCGCACCATGACGCCGCAAGGGATGCGCTCGCTGCTAGATTTTCGCTATCGTGGCGTCCGGTACCGGCCCGTGCTTGGGTACAACCTCACGCCCGATCAGGAACACGAGGCGATGGTACAGGTACTGGCGGCGATTCAATCGCAGATCCGGCCGGATGCTACGACGACCGGCCTCACATTCGCCCAGTTCGTGCCCAAATACCTGGATCGGCTCAACGGCAAAGCGCTCGCGGCACTCGATCGGCCGAGAACGATTCTCACGCGTCACCTGGTCCCGTTTTTTGGGATTCGGCCGCTGCAGTCCATGAAATTGGAGGACGGTGTCGCCTATATCGCCCACCGGCGCGCCGAAATGGCTGCAGATGGCACGATCCGACGGGAGTGCGGCGTCTTACTCGGATTGCTGAATTATGCCGTCGCCAACGAAGACCTCGACAAGAATCGCCTGTTGGCGCTCGATCTGCCCGCTGGCGCGCAGCGCACCCGCGTGGCAAAGCCCTGGGAGCTCTACCGGATCTATCATCTGAGCGCGCCGGCCATTCAACGGATGATGATGCTGGCCCTGCTCACTGGTTTGCGCGAGGCAAAGATTATCGCCATTGACCAGGAATGGATCATTGAGCCGGCTGATGGTGAATGGCTCATTCCGGTCCAGGGCAGCCGGCTGAAGCGCGTCCCGGAGGAGCTGCCTCTGTCTCCCCTCGCCGCTTCGTTTCTACGTGGGACACTCCCGCGCATCGGCGGACGATTCTTCAGCCAATGGCGAGACGCGGGCTCATTCAAACATCGATGGGCGGAGGCATGTGCCCGCGCAGGCGTGCAGGATCTGCATTTTCATGATCTCCGCCATACGGCGGCAACCTGGCTGTGTGAGGCGGGTGTCGAATATGCGACCACGGAGAAACTGCTCGGCCATCGTCTGCCGGGTATGGGCGAGCTATACATGCACAATTGGAAGCCGAAGTTGCGCATGGCCGTCACGACGCTGGAAGCGATCGCCTTCGAGCGATTCCGCGAGGCCTCGCATGAAGCAGGTGCGGGCGTCCAGAACCGCAGCCACACGCACTCCACCCTAGCCGGCTGGTGGGAATCCATGCCGGCATCCCGCTCCGCAATCTCTAACCGGTCCCTACACACATCACAACTGAAAGGAGTTTCAGTATGAGTCACCAGCTGTTGAGTCTGTCGTGCGATGCTCCGGTAGAAAGCCTGCAAGACATCTTAGGAAATTTTGAAGGCGCACAGGTTGGACTCAGAAAATTACGCGATCGCCTCGTTGACAGCGGTGAACAGGGGCTCGTGGAAGATGCCTCAATATTCCTGGGGCTTTATCTAAACTATACTGATGAACTGATAAGAAGGGCCTATTTGCAGACGGCCGAGAAGACCGCATAGCGTAAGCTGCGAACTGGAAGGGCTAGGCGTCTGCTGATCCTGAGCGTGATGCGACTCCCTCGAATCGCGAGCCCTTCTTAGATCGAGCCTGGATTCTCTGTCGAAATCGCTGAACCCTTGCTAGGACGGCGCAGGGGCTCTCTAATTTATTGTCCTGATCTCCAGGGCAGAACCGCTGTCTGCCATCGGTCTGAATAAATGCTCCTCCGCATCCTGGGCGTTCACATCTTCTTACTCTTCCACCGCGAAGGGCATTTGCCACATGCCAGTAGGCCATCTCGATCAATGCAGTGCAGTGGAAATACTGAGCAAAGGTCTGTCGGCTTTCCAGCCAGGCCATCTCAGGAAAAATGCCCGATATATTTTTACTCACTATGGTTGCGAGAATTTTGCCCGTTAAATGGCGCACTACATTCTTATCATCCTCTTTGCTAACAGGAGAGAAAAACTGTTGGACAACTCCTGCGCCGGCTGAAAATTTCAGAAAAGGCGAAGGATGCTTCTGATGTTTCATGTCCGATGGCGTCAAGCTCAGTAGTCGGTTCCTCAAAGAATCATCGCGTTCACAGTCCAGCATTTCTTTAAGATCTAAACAGAGGCGCAATGTTTCAGCATGTGACCAGATCCACGCCAACGGGTCTCCAAACGTGGCATTAAGCTTAGAGTTCTCAGGAAGAATTTCATTAAACCCAAACATTCCATAGATTTTTGCGAATCGGATGATAGCCGCTTCGTCGCCACGCTGTAATTTAGCCACTGCGCTGGGAAGCTCTGCACGACTGGCTGGCGTATATATGTGAGTCTTCCCCTCTGCACTGAGGAGAGGCTTAAGCACTGCTACCCGCTTTCCCCTGCCCATCACCTGCTCAATTGTGTAATCCGCTTCTACCATCCAACCAGTCGTGATCCCCAATGCGCGACTCTTAGCGGGTTCCGGTTTTGGCAATTTTCTTTTCATGGCTTACTCTCTCCTCTGTAACGTTAATGTAACGGTATATCATGATTGAATTATCGTAACAATAAGAATACTTGTACACGAGTGCATGTCATGCACGGAGGAGGCAACAATGGACCAGAAGAAAATCGTCAGTGCCGGGGAACTGGAGGAGTTAGGCATTCTTAAAAGACGAACGGCTCTTCGGATGGCCCAACTCGGCATGCTTCCCCATGTCAGGTTTGGAGCCAAACTAAAGGGCGTAGGTTTCTTTCAGGAAGATGTGATTGAGGCCCTTAAATGCCGGCTCAACCATGCTGCGGAATCTCGCAAAGTAGTTGGCTGAGCGCTCACTATGAAGTGGATCAAGCATATGGTCGCTACGACGCGCGATGAAAAAGTAGCTGCATACCTCGAAGACACGGGCTTGCAAGGCTACGGGTTCTACTGGCGGCTGCTTGAGATCGTAGCTGAGGCCATGCCTCCCGGTGATGAGACCTGCACAGTCACCTACTCTCTATCCACCTGGTCACGTTTGCTTTATTGCCACCATCACCAGGCGGGTAAGTACCTGGGTAGGCTGAGGGGTAACGGCCTGGTAACGATGGCTAAGCGAGGGAGTGATATTAGGGTAACTATTCCTAACTTAGCGAAATATCGTGATGAGTATTCCCAAAAGTCCCGACACGCTCCCGACCCACACCGGACAATGTCCGCCTCAGAGTCAGAATCAGAGAAAGAAAGAACCGGATCCGGATCTTCGGAGCAAGACCGGAGCCAGACTAGGAAGGTTGGTAGGTCGATGCGGGAAGAAGATCTCCCTGATCATCTTCGGGAGGTGGAAGGCTTCAGCATGATAGGGCCAATCGCCAAAGAAATTATGCGGAGGATGCATTGAATGGGCCCGACGAAGGTGGCGGCGAGGTATCGGAAGGGATGGGCCCACGTGAAGAACATGCTGCGCACGATGGCCCAAGCGGTAGACCTCCTCGATGTGGTGCTTCTGGCTGCGCTGTCCTTCATCACGTCTGGCATGTATCAGCTCGCCGGAAGCGGATGGGCCTGCCTAGTGCTCGGGGCGCTGTTACTGGGCCTTGTGATGATCGGCGTGCCAACGGAGAAACCTTTAGCGCCGTAAAGGTTGACGCATTCAGATTGCAGAACTAGTGAGTCGCTGGGAAGGAAATCGGAGGGGGCGTATGGACAGGATTTCAGTACCGAAGGAGAACCCGCTGCAACTTGCCGGCTTGCAATTCCTCACAGCACTGTTGGTCCACTTCGAACAGGATCCGCCAGATCGCAGCGTGCTCGCCGTATCGTCGCCTGTCGTCAGATCATGGGAGGATCTATGAGAGATGCAGGCGCCAGAAAACTAGTGTCTGTGCCGTCAGGCGATGCGCTCATTCCTCATCGCTGGATCGCCTTGCCCGGGCAGCCATCCTATGTCGCGGCAATGACGACCCTGCGGACCGTCGAAACACAAATCGCCGAGGCCCAGCGAGCATGTCTAGTGAATGAAAGCGATCGGTTGCAAGCTGATCGTCTAGAGGCCGAAACTAATTTGCTTCATATCACTGACCGCTTACACATGGATTTGCAGGATCTCCTCAGTCCTGCTGTGACCGGCTTTGTTCGGTATACGCTCAACTCACTGGTCGCGTTTCTGCAGTGGCAACTGATTTTGTCCAATAGCAGCCTCATGGTTCAGAACACGGGGTTTAGCTCGTCTGCACTTCCTCTGCGATCAACCATTGATGCCGTCTTGGCGCTCGATCTGAGATCAGCCTTTTCCCTGCTTATCGCATCAGCTCAGGTTAGCCAGGCAATCACGAGTGCCGAGGCGAGCGAATTGTTATCCGGCAAACTACTTTCCATGAGCAACCCGACAGCCAAGTAGGAGGAATCATTCACATGAAGCTACTTACCCGCCCATCCAAATCAGCGTCAGATCTAAAACCGATTGAAGAATACGCAGAATATCAGGCGGCCCAGGAGGTGGTCGATCGGTTAAATCGAGAGCGCAATGCAGTTGCCGCAGAGAAAACAGATCTGATCAACAAAGCTAACGCATATCGACGCCCTGCCGTGGAGGTTCTTTCTGCCGCCTATCTCCGGGGGCCACGCCCGTCGCTAGATGAAGATGGAATCCTCCTCAGCAAGAAGATTAGCGAACTCGGTCTGAGGTTCAACGCACTCACACTGGCCATTCAAACTGCTGAGAAAGAAGTGGTGGCGGTTCGACATCGATTATCTGCCGAAACCGCTAAGGAGCAGGCTTCTAGCTATCGCTTGTATGTCCGAGTAGTTCTGTTCGGCATGCTGAAAATTCAGCAAGGCAACTCTCAAATCAATGACATGGCCGACGGCCGAAAGGAACTTGGATATAACGAGATCTTTTCGCCTGTTGGGCCTTCCCCGTGGCCACAGTGGGGCGATCCAAAGGAGGACTCTTCACTTTGGAGAATGATTTTGAATGAGTTCTTAGAGGCAGGTCATATTTCGGGTGGAGAGCACAGCCGAATTATCAACGGTCTCCTTAGGGATTTCGAGCCCTAAGCGGTGCTCGCTGAAAACACTTCACGATTGGAGAATTCAAATGGAGCATGAGAGACGAATCCTTGGCTCATACTTCACACTGCGGAATTCAGGAGGTGCTCCGGTTCTTGTTGGGCATGCGGCCGTCTTCGATCGAGATAGCGAGCTGATCGCCGGAAGCTTTATAGAACGCATCGCACCTGGGGCATTTCGCGAATCTATCGCGAGGAGAGACGACGTTAGGGCTCTCATAAACCATGACAGCAATCTGATTCTGGCGAGGACTGTCAGCGGAACGCTACTCCTTCGAGAAGACCAGCACGGGCTGTATGTCGAGATTAATCCACCAAAGACTAGCTATGCCCAAGACCTGTTGGAAAGTGCCAGACGTGGGGATGTTTCGCAGATGAGCTTCGGCTTTACCGTGCCACCCGGTGGAGAGCAATGGGAGCGAGGCCAGAACGGCAGGCCTGATATCAGAACTCTCCTCAAAGTGAACCTCTTCGATGTAAGTGCCGTCACGTTCCCAGCATACCCAGACACGAATGTCGCGGTGCGAAGCCATAGTCAATTCGTGGGCCATGCCAGCGTCTCATCCGGTTCACCAGACGTGCAACTGCGTCGTCGCCGGCTAAGGCTAGAGATGTTGGCTGCTGGCATCCCTGATGCTTCGGAGGACGTTGCACTGCGACGACGGAAGCTGCGCAACGAGGTAATGACCACCAAGCATGCAGATCTTCAATTGGAAAGTTACTTGTCCAAACGAGAGCGCCAAGTCGAACGTGAGAGAGAAGCTGAATGGACTCGTGGGTGAGCCAATGCCGACTCTTCCACTGAGACCTTGCACATATTCAGGATGCCCGGCACTCACTGCCACCGGTCGCTGCCCTGCACACAGGCGTGCGCCTAAACCAGAAGTTCAGCCAGTGCGGCTCTATGACGACAGGCGAGGAAGCTCAGCCAAGCGTGGATATGACCGTCAATGGAGAAAGAAGCGCGCAGCATATTTGATCGCCAATCCATGGTGCAGGAAATGCGCTGCTGCGGCTGCGTTGGTCGACCACATTATACCCAAGGCAATTGGCGGAACGGATGACGATCGCAATCTGCAGCCACTCTGCGTGCGTTGCCACAATATAAAAACAGGGAGTGAGCGACGTGCGCGATGACCGGGGGCGGGTGCAATCTCTACAGAGTTTCAGCGTTGACCGATCGTCTTCCCTCTACGTATATCTCCGCGAAATTGGAAAACATTTTCCCCTTTTTACTGGTGCACTGAGAGGCCCAAAACAGGCTCAATACGATGCGGGGAAAGGTCGGTAAATATGTTGAAAACTGGGCCGTTTGATCTTGGTATCCCACCCATGCCGAAAGGACTCGATGGATATGCCCGGGGAGAATGGCGGCGGCTTGTGTCCCATCTATCGGAGAAAGGTGTTTTGTGTCCTGCCGACATTTTCATTCTGCAGGTCACTTGTGAGGCCTACTCCGAGCTAATGCGATGGTCCAGCGCGCTCAAACGATCTGTCTCTCGTTACCCACACAGCCGACGGACAATGCGAGCACGTGACGTCGATATGCGGTCTGCTCTCCTAAATACCTATTTGCACTGCCTCGAAGAATGCTCCGCACCTCCGCCTGATCACATTCGTCTTCGTGTACTGCCGACGAAAGATCCTGGTGGTGCAGGAAATCTGTTGGCAGGAGGTGCCCGATGAGAGGCAGAAAGCCAAAACCACCTGATCTGCGAGCGCTACAGGGGAACGTCGGCCATCGTCCGCCTTCTTCGGCGGCAACAGCGTTTGTAGCAGGCGCGCCGGATAAACCAGAGTGGCTCGACGCTGACGGTTCAGCGGAATGGGACAGATTGATCGGATTGCTCTGTGATGAAAGCGGGGTTCTTTCGCCGGCTGATTGCGGGATCTTGATTTGTGCCTGCGAGCACTATTCTGCGTTCAGGAGAGCCAGCCGAATTCTAGCCGAGAAGGGCGACACCTACGAAACGAATGGGGAAGCCGGCACCATGATCCGTGTACGGCCAGAGGTTCGCATGCGACAGGATGCGCTTCGCAATTATCAACGCACCCTGACCGAATTGGGGTGCACACCAACACAACATGGCCGAGTGCGCCGCCTTCCGGATGGCCAAACTGAACTTTTTGGAATAAAGAAACTCCTCGGATAAGGAGACACGATGGCAAACAGGTTGACATTAGAACTAGTGGCCGATGCGAACGGGCTGCTAAAGACAATGGAGCAAGCCCAACGCCAGCTGAATAGTTTCATCAAAAGCGCGGATTCTGCTGGCCAATCGCTGGGAGGCGGAGTCAACCAGGCGCTTGATGTGTTTCAGGGCTTGGCCAGGGGCGGCGCGGCCGCAGCTGGTGTTCTAGCTGGAGGGTTTGTGGCTGCTGCTGGGGCTGCCATTCTCCTGGTTGAGAGTGCCGGGAAACAGGCCGAGATACTCGACCAGACCAGCCAGAAAACCGGCATAGCCATCAGCACACTTCAGAGCTGGACCGTCGCCATGGCCCAGAGCGGCCTGGGGATGGACACACTCACGCGCGGAGTGAAACAGCTTTCCGACCAGATCGTTCAGTCGCGAAATCCTAACAGTCAGGCGGCCGAAAAGTTCAACCAGCTGGGAATCACCGCGACTTCAGTGGATGGCGTGCTCGAGCAACTGGCCGATCGCTTCGGCATGATGCCGGACGGTGCGGACAAAACGCGTATCGCCGTGGAGATGTTCGGGAAAGCCGGACAAGACTTGATCCCAATTCTAAATAAAGGCTCTGCGGGGCTACGGGAGAGCATGGAAGCCTCCAAGAGACTCGGCGCGGTCCTCTCCGACGATACAGTCAAGTCGCTGGCCATTGCGGACGATGCCTTCGACACTCTCGGCGTCGCCACACGGGCTGCTGCGAACCAGTTTGCTGGGTTAATGGCGCCGGCGGTGGGAGCGGTGACGGAATCCTTTGCGAAGGGAGTGGGTGCCGTCGCGACATTCTTCGGGGCACTCAACGAAGGCAGCAAGGGCGGAGAAAACACCATTCAGTTTCTCAAGACGCTCAACCCCTTGATTCAGAAACTCGGGGGCCCGGGATTCAACGTCGAGGCAATGGAGAAGCAGGCCAAAGACATGGCCTCCTTCGGAGACGCCACGAAGCAGCTCCATGACGAACTCATCGCGAAGCTCGAAGCCGAAGGCAAGATCGAAGAAGAAAAGGGCATGAGGTTGCGATCCGTGCACATCGCCGCCTATCGCGACATCACGGCGGAAATGAAAGCTCAGGAACAATTGGGCCGAAACCAAATGGAGATTGAGGCTCACGCGCAAAAAGACCGGAATGCGGCGTTTGGCCTACAGCTGCAGCAACAAGAAGAGCTCAACAACATGCAGTTTGCGCCGGCCACGATCAGCCCAGCGATGGCCGCGCATGAAGCCGCGGTCGAGAACCTCATCCGGCTCATGCCGGAGCTGAACCACCAGGAAGCGGCACTCCAGGCCCTATTCAACGCACAGTCCGGACACGACACTGTCGTCGCGACTACAGAAGCCTTCAAATATCAGAACAAAGAAATCGAGCGGGGGATTCAGGCGTTGCTGGTGCTCTATCCGGAGCTCTCGCGAGCCCAGGCTGAGGCCATGGCCATTGATCAGGCAGAAAAAGGCCACAATGCCATGATCCAGCAGATAGCCGACCATAAGGATGTAAATAAGGAGCTTGAGCTAGGAACCGAATACGCTAAGGCAAATTATTCATTGCAGGAGGCGTTCTACAGAAACGCACCAGGTCTTATTGGACAGGCGGATCTTGCCAGGCAACGTGGCTTCGAGCTCTTACAGGCGGAAAATGACCTCCGGAGACGGGTAATCGATCAGACTATTTTTGACGAAGAACGCAAAGGTGCAGCCATATTCGCGCTCGACAAAGATCTGCAGGCGAAAAGAATGGGGATTCTTAATCAGTTCCCGACGTTTTGGGAGCAGCAACTCAACGCGATCGTCGCCAGCAACGCCTTCTCACTCTCTAGCATCACCTCGAATTTCAACAATGCCACCGCGCAATGGATTCAGGGACAGGGCGATTTTACCCAGTTTTGGCAACAGACGCAGACGACCCTCTTAACTAGCGCTCTGCAATTTACGGAGCAGTGGCTCGTTCAATTAGCCCTCGCGCAATTGAAAGAGATCGCCATGGTGACGACGCAGGAGGCGACCAAAACATCCATTCAGATGGCTGGCGATGCCGCACGCGTGGCATCAAACGCCACGGCCAATGCGGCCATGGAGGCGAGCAATGTCGCGTCGGCCACCGCTTCGACCTCGATCTGGGGAAGTGCGGTCGACGGCATCTCCGGATTCTTCGGCATGATCGGCAGCGGGTTTTCCGCAGTGGCCGGTTCGTTGGTCGAAACCGTCATTGCCGCCGGGACGTTCATCATGACCGTGCTGTCAGCCGTTGCGGAAGCCTTGTCGGCCACGGTCTTCGGCATTCCCTTCGCCGGGGCGATCGTGGTCGGCATCGGCCTCATTGCGGCTGCGCTCGCCATGACGGACAACCTCCCGGCGTTCGCTCATGGCGGCATCGTGTCTGGCCCAACAGTCGGACTCATGGGAGAAGCCGGCTCACCGGAAGCCGCCATTCCGCTGAACGATCGCGGCGCGGCGTTCATGCAAAAGGCGATGGGCTTCGGCGGCGGCGGTGGACCCGTCACAATCGTTCTCCAGGTGGATCGCCGCACGATGGCGAAGGCCGTGGTGCCTGAGCTGCATAGCGTCATCCATACCAAGCTGGGATACACATGATGAGAACGCTGGCAGCAGTGGGCACCACACAGGCGCAACGTCAGGCCCTGGTCCGCATCAACCTGTCGCTGAGCCTGATCGCGACCGGCCTGCTCTATCGCGATCAGCAAATTCGCAACGCAATCCTCAGCGAACTGGCCGGAACCACCGTGCCCAGCCAATTAATCAGGAAACCTGTGGAATTGCTGAACACGATCGCCGAAACCATCACCATGCTCAGCCGCCGGCTCAGCGATGGGGTTGCCTACGAGACCCTCCTGGAGCTCCAAACCGAAGCGCGAGCGATCTTCGGCAGGCTGGAGAGAGCGCGATGATACCCGGTGCAGCACAAAATCACACGGCTCCGGAAATCATGACGCTCGCCGAAGCGGCGGCCTACCTTCGCCTGTCGAAATCCACGCTGTACCAGCGGAAGGACATTCCGAGGCATAGGATACCGAAATCGCGTGAGGTTCGATTTCTGAAAGAGGAGTTACTTGCCTGGCTCAGAAGCGGACACGTTGCGCCCGCACCGACTGACAGCGATGTGCTGACTCTCCCCCTAGACAGGACCGCCGCCGCTGTTTACCATCGGAACCCACGGTATCGTTAAGACGCATGTCCTACACCATCAATAAACGGCGGACTCAGAAAGGTCTGGCCTTCGACCTTTACTACCGCTGGAAAGGGCAGCGGTATCGACCCCTGTTAGGGTACGATCTCTCACCGGACGAGGCTGAGGAACTCGCTATCGCGATGATCAGCACGATCCATCGAGGCGAACAGGCGCCGCCCTCGCGATCTCCGGAATCCACACTCCGGACATTCCTTCCAATCTACTGGCAGGCGCTGCGGGTGAAAAACCGTGTGGACCTCCGCCGGCCAGAGATCATCCTTGAAACGCATCTTCTTCCCCGTTTCGGCGACCGGCTGTTGGATTCACTAACCCCTGAAGATGGGCAAGAGTACATCGCCGCCCGCCTCGATGCGAAGGCTTCACCAGGCACCATTCAGAAGGAATGGGGCGTGCTCATGCGCATCCTAAATCTCGCAGTCGATTTTGAAAAGCTGGATAGGAATCGCCTGAAGCGAGTCCAGCTTCCTGAGGTGGCCCGCCGGGAACGTGTGGCCACGAACGAGGAACTGTCAGCGATTCAGGCCGAGGCGGCCAAACGGAAGCCCTACAAGATCCTCGGACGTGTCTATGACCCTGCCGAGTTCTGGCGGATTGTTCAGGTGGCCCTCCATACAGGCCTCAGAGAGGCCAAGATCCTCGAAATCGACCGATCTTGGCTCCGACAGAGGGATGATGGCTGGTGGCTCATCCTGCCGCCTTCCAGGACGCGTCTGAAGGGAACACCGAGGGAACTCCCCCTGAATCATCTGGTCTATCGGGCACTGCGCCCAGAGGTGGCAGCGATTGAGGGGCCCATCTTCGCCAATTGGTCTGCTGATGCGTTCGGCCATCAGTGGCATCGAACCTGTAAAGCAGCCAAGGTGCAGGATCTCCACTTCCACGACCTCCGCCACACATTCACAACCCGGCTGCAGAACCTCGGAGTGAGCCTGGAGATTCGCTCTGCACTGCTGGGACACAGCACCAAAGCCATAATGACGAGTCAGTATTCACACGGCGGACAAGGTTGGAATCTGAAGCTTCGCGAAGCCGTGACGCAGCTCGAAACTACGTATACGACGCCGATTTTGTCCTATGGAGTGTCCTATGAGGGGTCGAGCCTACTCAGGCCAGAACTGAGGAAGGTCGCGAACTCCGCAGAAGATCAGGGGAAAGGTTGGTGGTCCCAACGGGATTTGAACCCGTGTCTGAGCCTTGAGAGGGCTCCGTCCTAGGCCAAGCTAGACGATGGGACCAGAGAGGCAATCTGCGAGGCAGCTGAAAGAGCAGGACTGTACCATAGCGGGTTTTGGCTTTTCAAACAGCAAGTCAAACTACACGTTGCCGAGGTTTGCTGAACAGAGAATCGAGATCGAATTGGGCTCAGTCTGCTTGCGGAGCCTATTGAATTGGCCTAAAGTAGACATATGCTTCTACGCTCCACTCGCCTCCGAACGGTTTTGATCGCGGGTCTGCTCCCGGCCTTCCTTTCACTGGCCGGCTGCGGGGCGAGCTTTCTGGAAGGAACCATCGCGCCCCCTTATTCAAGCGCTTGGACAAAATGCGGAACCACGACGAAGGTCCGCGTGAAGCCGCCACATTCGACCGTTACTGTCGCCTACACCGAACCCACGACCGGCACCGACGGCAAACCCTTGACTAACCTTGCCTATACCACCATTTACTATAACGCCGGTGATGGCCCGGTCATCGGCAAGGTCGTCCCCGCGTCTGCAAAGACCGGCGGAGCGGCGGTGTCCCAAGTCGTCACAGTTCCTCTGCGTGACCAATCGGAGCAGGAAGTCACCATCTGCGTCACGGCCACCGATTCCGACGAGCGCGAAGGCCCCGCCTCCCCCTAGCTTCAGCCGGAACGGACTTGACAGGGCCCGACTAAGGGCCTACCTTGCTCCCACTTGCTCAGGCACCAACGTATGGTCGAGTGCGTCGTTCAATAGGTTCACGGGTCGCCCTAGATCTCTACGCATGGAACTACGTAAACCTGACCCAGCCCACACTTCCCATGAGGCCGAATCGGATCGGCACAAGCACAGCCTGGAAATCCGGCTCGGTTCCAACATTTTCCGGAACACCAACGGAGTCATCCGGGTTCAAGGCAAAGAACAGCTCGTGCTGGAGCTTGCGCCGGATCAGGAGCGCATCCTGCTGACCATCGACCTCTATGACGGCAGCGGAAATCATGTGGCCCATCTGCGTCGCAATCGCTGGGCGTTCAACGACGGCAATCGCTTTTCACTCAACACCAGCGAGTCCCCGCCGACCCTCTTTCCCAATCTGCCATGGCTCAAAGTCACGGACCAGGAAACCGGCGAAACGGTCCTGGAAGCCGCTGTCGCACCCGGTGAAAAAATCCACGTGGCGACCGGGAAATTCTATTCGCACCGCGGCCAGCTCATCGAAATCACGTCGCACTTCTGTCGCATCGGATCAACCCATACGCTGTTCGGGGATGTCTTCGAGGCTCGTGGCGGCACTGCGGTGCTCGGCTGACAACGGCCGGATCTCATGACTGACGTCTCGTCGCCCAGCATACAGGCGTTCCTCGTCTGCGACTGCGTCATCGAAGATAGCCTGACCAAGAAAAAATCTCTGATCGGGCTGTTCACCCACCTCCAGTCGATGACGTTCCCGTTTCAGCACCATCAGCTCGGCCTGTACTTCTGCATGACCGACGCCGAAGGCACGTATCACGTCGAAATCGATCTAATGTTTGTGAATACGGACCAGTTGGTCTGCCGCGCATCGCTTCCCGACATCGTCATCGGAGACCGACTGCAGATTTCCGACTTCGGCATCAACATCCCCGCCCTCCTCTTCCCCGCGCCCGGTCGCTATGAGTTTCGTCTCCGCATGAACGGCCATATGATTGCGCAAAAGGATTTTCACGTGGTCCAGGTACCGGCCCCGCCCGGCGCCTGA